CAATGCCAAGTCTATAAGAGTTAATTTTTCTTCTAGTCTAGTAACTAGCTCAACGTCTTGAATATTATATTCTATGAATAGTTGTGGATTTTTAGAATACAAATCATCCAAAGACTCATAATCAGAGTAATCTAATTTCTTTTCTTTTAATTCAACGTATGAAATATGATTTAACTTATAGCTTTCTTGGGTTTTACCAGAAAATTCTATGTAAAGCCGACGATAATCTAAAATGGCAACTCCATATAATCGATAAACTGTTTTAAATTTATCTTTATATACCTCTACCTCTCGTTCGCCTATAATCCCAAATGGTGAAAGTCTTTTAGCAATTTCCTCGCCTAACAGGTGTTTGATCCTATTATAGATGTACGGAATATCGAACAATTCAATATACCAACCAGTTACGATATCAAATGCCATATTTTTCCAAAATCTTAAAAATTTTGAAATCAAATCTATTTCATCTGAACATTTTATCTGAATAATATCATCTCTATGCTTCTTATAATCGCAGAAATGAAATACATAAAATGTGCGGCGGAATTCAACTGTTATGGCAGTTATCTCGAATTCAGCTTTATATGGATCTGGTACGACAGATTTACTACCAGACTTGGTTTCAATATCGATATTAGCAATACGTAGCTGGTTTCTATCGAATTTCACCTCATTTGGAAAGGTTTCATTTAAGAAATTATATACCCACTTTTCACTTCCCCAATATTCACGATCTTTTAAATTATCAATATTGTCATTAGCCTTTATCCAATCCCGAGCCTCACTCATAGAATTAAAAGTGATATCTTTAAGATTAATATTATCAATCGAATTGAATGGTGACTCAACATCTCCATCATTTCTGACATATAAAGTAGGCTCATACTTAACTTTATGGTGGAGTTTCTTACCGTCCTCATACATGGAATAATAAATTAAGTTGCCACGTCTAAAACATTCTGTATAAAATTTCATTTTAACTCCAAATCATTAATCTAATGAATATTCCTTATCCTCTGCATGAGCCAAGAAATCATTCAGTTTATCTATTTTACCAAGATTTCGCAAAGACTTAAACACTAGATTTTCTAATGCAAATTCTCCAGATTTTTGAATACCAGAGGATCGCATTTTATAAAATCTACGTTTAAGAGACTTAATCTGTTCAATTTTTTTCTTGGTTGAAAATGAAATATCGCTGGTTAACCCATCGATCTGTTTCATATAATATTTAATTTTTCTGATCATATGGGGGTCATCGTATGATGATTGCACATCTCGTTTAGAAGGTTTAGAAATCCATTTCTCGTGTATCAGAGAATATACTCCTTGGTCAGATTTAGGAATCTCGGATTTATGATCTTCTGCATACAACTCTACCGGATATCCCTTTACCCTTATATGAGGATGATGCACAGCCCATAGAACTTTCTTATCATACAACCAATCTTCGACAATATCAAGATCTTTTATCACCTTTCCTAGATCGACAATTAAATGTATGTCTATGTCACTGGCATTTGTATAATTATAATTACAATTTCCCCCTGTGATGACAATATCTTTAATGGCAGAAAATGGGATCCTAGAAAAGTCTGCCCAATCATGGGCAATCCGTATCAATGCCTGATGTACATCAGATCTTAACGTATCATGATCATCCCAAATTTTTGAATTTAATGTATCATGATATGCAAGAGTAGTATCAAATTTTTCTTTTGCTTCTATAAAATGTGAAAATGAAACCATCGAAACCTTCTATTGTATAAATATGATAGATACAGTATTTATGTTTCGGAGAATAATGATGTTTTTGATACCAACACCTTATAAATTTCTAATTGCGATTTTAGGAGCTTTCTCTTTATTATTAGGAGGATTTTTCTATGGAAGACATGTTGGGAATTTGGATTCTAAAGTAGCCATAGCGAATTTTAATCAAAAGGCGCAAGCTACCCAAGTAGTTTATCAAAAAGTAGCTGGTCCAGCTACTACAAAAATAGTGACACAGTATGTTGATAGATGGCATACTATCAAGGAGAATGAAGATGTTAATAAACAAATCGCTGAAAATGTTGTGCCTGACCATGGCATTCTTAGCAACGGCTGGGTGCGGACATACAATAATTCAGCCGCAGCTACAGCCATTGATCCTGCCAGCGCAGCTGACGCAACGCCCTCAGGAGTTGCAGCCAATCAAGCTCTTGGCACCATCACAGACAATAACGCAACCTGTAATAGTTGGAAAGCCCAATTAAATGCACTTCTAGACGCTATCGAGGCACATAACAATGCAATTGATCAAGCAAATTCAGGAAAGCCTTTAAAATGAATCAGACAATATTAGAACTACAACAAAAAATTGGTATCAAAAATCCAGATGGGGTATGGGGAAAAGAAACTTATTCCGCCGCAAAAAACTACTTTAATTTGACCAAAGATAGAGCTGCACATTTTTTCGGTCAGTGCGCTCATGAATCTTGGAATTTTACAGAATTTTCAGAAAATTTACATTATTCTGCTGAAAGATTAAAAGAAGTATTTCCAAAGTATTTCCCAACAGATGAAATTGCCAACAATTATGCCAATAACCCAGAAAAAATAGCGTCTAGAGTGTATGCTAATCGAATGGGTAATGGTGATGAAGCCAGCCAAGATGGGTGGAATTTCAGAGGTAGAGGTGCAATCCAGACAACAGGAAAATACCAATATACTTTACTTTCACATCATCTGAACAATCCAGACATAATTAAAACCCCAGATATCGTATCTACAAACGAAGCATTCGAATCTGCATTATTCTTTTTCGACCAAAACGGGTTATGGAAAATATGTGATGGAGGGGTAAATCTAGCTAATGTGAAAAAAATTACTAAAATAATTAATGGTGGATATGATAGATTAGATGACAGAATGAATAAAGTTAAATTATTTTCTACTTGGAATTAAGAAAAGAGGGGAATTATTCCCCTCTTTTTATTTTTTAACACCAATACTATATTTTGGTTGTAATATCCATTTACTCTTATCTTTATGAGATATAATTTTAAGATGAGATATCGGCACAACCGGAGTAGATGTCTTAGATGGATCTACAATGGTAATTAGTTCCCATTCATCTAAAAGATTTATGATGCTATTTCGTCTGGCTGCGTCATTTTCTGAAAAATCAGTATGACGTTTACCATCCAATAAAAATAGTTCCTTAAAGTGAACGATGTAATATTTACCTTGTTTATGTAAAATATGACAAGATTGAAATAATGTATTCGTTCTCTTTGATGCCACACCAATTCGTGTGAGGGTTTCTTTGACTAATAGGAACCCGTCATCGTCGTTTAATTTTACTTCGATTAAATTTTCAATCATTTTATCCACCAATTTCTGTTTTTTTTATTATTTCACTTAACTGTTCCGTAGTCAAAACAAGAAGATATTCTTCTGCCTTCGTATAATTACAGTTAAAATATATAGAAATTTTCTCTACTTCATCTGAAATAATACGTTTTGAATGCTTCGCAGATATACGCTTTCTCTTATTTAGAGAATGAAAATAATAGTCATATTGCATGATTGCTGGTAAATTTGGATATTTATTTATCTCATTGGCATATAAACAGCTATCACTAAAATATGATAGAGTTTTATTTGTCAACCATTTATTATATCCTGATAACGCTAGATCAGGATCAATTGCGTCCCTAACAAAATTATTTTTTGTATGTGAGACTGCGTTTATATAATCAAACGGACCACTCATTTAAACGTACAAGTCCCCATTATTTCCAAAATTGCAGCTGCTAGATTAATTTCGGGATTAGCAACAAAAGCATTTTGATATTGATACTTAGCTAAAATCAAAATTAGATCAGGAATGCTATGACCTTCTACCAAATCATAAGCCCCATCATATATTTTTTTAAACATATGATCCATATCAATGTCAGAATGTTCACCTATCCACTTTCTGGCTGTACCAAAATCTTTTACTTTTAATGCTTTTATTAGATCATTAAAATGAGTATCAGAGAAGTTAACAAGGATATCCTCAGTAATTTTACCATAAGTAGCCGCCCACTTTTGTAATTCGTTAAGTGTTCGTCTCCAATCAGGACAATTTTTAGCAATGACTGTAGCTAAAACCTTACGATCATACTCGACATTTTCTTTATCAAGAATTACCATGGATCGCTTTAAAAACTGAGAAGCTAGGTTTGGTAGTTCTTTCTTTTTAAAATTAAAATCTATTACAGAACATCTACTGTCTACAATGGCATCAATAATTTTATTTTTATGATTACATGTCAATATAAAGCCGCAATTGGCAGAACATTCCTCTATAAAGCCTCTCAGAGCATTTTGAATGGCTGGGGTAAGTCCATCTGCCTCATCCAATATAACATACTTCCTACCACCTTTAAAACTGACTGTAGAAGCAAACCCTTGGATCAATGTACGAAGATTATCAATGTTACCATCCTTTGATCCATTGATAAGAATATAATCCGCATCCATCTCGTTAAGCATAGCTTTAGCTATGGTGGTTTTACCACATCCGGGAGGGCCAGCTAAAAGCAAAGTTATCACTTCACCTTGTTTAACAAATTCTTTGAACATATTTTTTAGTGAGTCAGGAAGAATACAATCTTCCACTGTAGATGGGCGATATTTTTCTACCCAAATAAATTCAGTCATAATAAAACTTTCAAATTAAGATTTAATTGATTCTGTCGCAATCCAATTGGTTTGATTAGCACTAGTAAATTTTGCCAGCACTCTATTACCTTTGCCATCTGTTCTACCAAGAATCGACACTCTGTAGTCATCAGGTGTCAAAAGAACAAGATAATTCTTGTCTATTACACTCAAAAATGTTTTATCAGTTTTACCAATATGGATATTAAAATTATTTGATCCCGGATCTTTGACACCAGTAGATCTAACAAAAACATCTCCAAATTCCCCAGCAAATACGACATTTGGTAAGGATAGAACATGAGCGGCTTTGATAATAGTAGAAATATCTTCTTGGGTTAGATCAAATTCGACTATGACATCATCATAAGAATCTAAAATAGTAAATTGTTCCTCTGAAGGAAAAACTATCATACTTTCACTGGCAAATCGATAAACAACATTTTTGTTACCATCGATAATATGCATTGCATCATCCATAATTTCAATGTCTGGGTCATTAAATAATGACAAAACACCTAAAAATCCATGGAGATTGTAGATACAGAACCCCTTTTCGAATTCTGTATCTACTTTTGATTTAGAAACCACAGTTTTAGCCGCTGTCATACTAGAGATTATATTACCCGGCTCAACTTTAAGTCCTTGGTTCATCCTCGAATAATTCTTCAGCACTGCAATTGTATTTTCACCTAATTTCATATTAACACTCCAAAATCATAATTTCAATATATTGTATAGAATTAAACGGCTATTGTCAAGCCTTCTTTCCTAGTTTAGACGGATCTGCTGTAGCAGAAACTCCAATTGAAGCAATGTCAGCAAGAGAACCACCAAAAGTATAACTTCCTGTATGGGTAAGTTTAATCCATGGGCACAGCCAAACTTTCAATCCAGCTCTACGTGCCCATTGACAAAACATGTAATCTTCTGATAGATACCGATTAGAATATTCAAATCCAAAAGCAGATTTCTTTGTATCATCTATAAAAGATACAACCTCTTCAGGCGTGGCAGAAGGATTATCTTCGAAAAACTTACGAATTTCCCGAGTGATATTTGAATGCTTGTTATCTATAACAGCATCAAATGCCATAGAAATTTCTCTTGTCCCATCGAATGCTGCTGTTCTAACATGGTCAGGCTTATAATTAAGCTCTGGATATGCTGTGACATATTTTTCCAATGATGAACGACGAATCATCATAAACCCTGTACCAGATTCCAAAACTTCTTCTGGTTGGTCTAATCTGATCTGACTTTTACCGCCAGCTGGATTGAAGACATAATCTCCGACAAATTTTTCTAGCACATTTGGATCTTGGTCTGCAACTCCTAAATCACATGCAGCTTTAATTTTTTCCCAACTAATGCATTTCTTCGGATATGGGGCGCATAAAACATCATATTCACTCTCATCACTCATTAATGCAAGCATACCAATGACATCGTTAGCGTCAAATCCAATATCAGAATCGATAAACATCATATGAGTACAATCTGAGCGTAGAAACTCATCTGCACAATATGCTCTGGCTCTAGTGATCAAGGATTCATTAAACAAATAATAATACCTAATATTCACTCCATAATGTGCCGCTAATGCAACCAAATCATTAGAAGATTTGGTATAAGATCCATGGGCCATACCACCATACATGGGGACAGCAATTAGGAGAGAACGTTTTCTTAAATCATTAATATCGATGGATATTTCCATAAATTATTTTTCCTTATTATATTCTAAATCGTGTACATGTAATTGAATTATTGCATAATGAATAACTTTCATCATGTCTTTTCTCCATTCGGCAGGAGTACCTTTATGCCCATATCTTTGGGCATATTTTAAAATATTACCGACACAAAATCCAGTTCCGTGACCTCCATCGATAATAAATTCTGTAGCTTGATAATTATTATGGGAATAATGCTCGCCATATGTTCCATCAATATAATCAGATATCTCTTTTAGAGTTTGACCTTCATTATATTTATATGGAATAGTGGGTATTTTCTCTTCCACATTTTCTGGTAGCTGAACCATAAATCCGCCAGTTCTAATAGTATGTATAATATCAAATTGATTTGGATCTATATGATTGAATTGTGGATTAATTTCTTTTTTCATTTTTCACCTTTTTCATTTTCTTCAATGCAATATCACGTTTCAACTTAGAGAGATGATCATACATGGTTTTCCCATTTAAATGATCGAATTCATGTTGGAATGCCCTAGCTGTTATACCCTCAAATCTAAAACTATTAGCTTGACCATTAATGGAGTTGTATCTTACCTTGATCCAGATAGGTCTTTTTATACTAACTAATTGATTGGGAAAACTTAAGCATCCTTCTTCTAAATCCACTAACTCTTCTGCCGACTCTAAAATTTTTGGATTTATGACAACTACTGGTTCTTCGCCTCGTAAAACAAAAACTTGTAATGGTATGCCTATTTGAGGTGCAGCGATACCAATTCCATAATTATCATTCATCACTGTGATTAATTGGTTGACTAACTCTATGATATTATATTGTGGATTCATAAAATTGAATTTTTCACAAGGGGTTTTTAAAATCCTATCGTCGCTACTTACTAATTTCATAATCTGTTATCCTACTAAAATCATGCACTTTTTCAAATTTTATCACATTATCGAATCCTTCTAGCATCGATTCTCTATGCGATATAACAAAAATATTTGTATTTTTAAATGATTTAGAAATAATCCCGGCCAACTGATCTACTCCATCAGTATCAAGAGCGCCGTCCATTATTTCATCCATAACTAAAAGATTTGTATTGACACTATTTCTAAGTTTAGATATATCTCTCCATGTAAATAATAGAGCAAGATCTAATCTTTTTTTCTCTCCTTCTGAGAAGGATCCATAAGAAAATTCATCTCTAAATCTAGATTTAATGGTTTCTTTAAACGTTTCGTCTAACTCAAATCCAACAGGCAAATCTAAAATAGCCAAATATTTTCTTATCAGTTTGTTAATAATAGGAATATATTTTTTTATAATTTTGGACTTTATCCCACCATCCTTCAACAAAGTGGCAGCTATATCTAATACCTCTCTATCGAGAAGTAATTGACCTCTTTCGTTATCTTTAAATTGTTTTTGAGATTTCAAATTATTTAATTTGACTATTTCTTCAGAAACGTCAGATTGGGCATCTGACTCTGCTCTGGATATATCGTTATTTATCTCTTGTATATATGCAGATACGGATGACATATAAGCTTGAATTCTAGATTTGGCAGAAGATAATTCATCTACTATACGCTTATTATCTATATTTTTTTGCAATTCTATATCCATATCAGATATTTGTTGAGATAATTTATCAATAGCTGCTAAGATATCTTGCTTCTTTAGAGATTTATTGCCTACAATGTCAGATTTAAATTCTAAATCTATATCTTGCTTACAAGTCGGGCAGGAATCATTTGTCTCATAAAATGAGATATCTTGATTGTTTTTATTATATTGATTTCTTAATTGGCTTAATAACAGAGACATTTTATCTCTACGTGAGGATAATCCTTTAACGTCTTGTATATTACTATATGCCTCTGAATAAGAAATATTCAAGCAATCCAATTCGGCTTGATAATTAATCAACTGTTCATTTGCGCTTATTAATTTTTTTTGTAATGCTAGTATTCGATCCTTCGAACCATAAGATAATTTCTCTATCATTAACTCTTTACCAATAATAGTCTCTTCTAGAATTCTAAGTTCTGAAGTATAGTCTTTTATATTTTCTTTATTAGAATCTACTTTCTTTTTTAAGATGGCATTCATAATAGAAAATATTTGTAAATCTAGAAAATCTTCTACAACTATTCGACGTTCTGGCCCTTTTAATTTCATAAATGGAGTATAATCGACAGAACCCAGAACAACTATTTGTCTAAAACTTTTTGTATTCATTTTAATAATAGATGTTTCTAAATATTTTTGATAATCACGACCATCCGCTTCTTGATTTATCATCTTGTCATCTTTCCATATTTCAAATATGGTAGGCTTCATTCCCCGTCTAATCATATAAGAACTGGATCCTATAGAAAATTCAATTTCTACTAGTAATCCTTTTTTATTAATAGAATTAACTAATTGTGGTTTATTAATATCACGAAATTCAACTCCAAATAAGGCAAACGACAACGCATCCAGAAATGTAGATTTGCCAGATCCGTTTTTGCCAATAATTAACGTTGAATTATGCTCAACAAGATTGAGTTCTGTGAAAGAATTACCGGAACTCAAAAAATTCTTATATCTTATTTTTTCGAATATTATCATTGCTACCCATTATATGATGCTTCTAGATACATATCTGTAAATAGGGAATGTAGATTATTTCTTTTTTCACCATCTATATTAGATGAGTCTATTGATCGATGTAGTATTTCTATGGTATCATCTGGGGTTGCGTCCAATATTTCACCGTCTACTACTTCTAAATCTAAAGAAAACTCTACATTTTCTACTTTTAAATCTAGCGGATTTACTTTTTTAATACTAGTTTCAAATTTGTCAAACCAATGTGCATTCAATTTATTGACCACGATCAATTTCACATACGTTCCTGAATATTGAGAAAAGTCATGCTCAGGATAAGAAGTCCATTCAGAATCATCATAATAAATTTTATGGAACATCCTATACGGGTTTTCTATAAATGTCAATGATATATTTTCTGTATCATAAACATGAAAACCTTTTGGATCTTTATAATCTGCCCATGTCATCTCATATGGACAACCGAGATAATGTATTTTGTTATTGCTGGATCTATGATGAAAGTGACCAGAACATACTAAATTGAATTTTGAAAATACATCTGAAGTCATACCTCCAATATGAGGTTGTCCCTTATACATTTCAAATCCTGCCAGCTCTAAATGTCCAAATACAGTGGACGATAGAGAAGATTTTATCGCTGTGGTTGTAGCTGAAGCAGTCTCTTGGCATATCCAAGGCACAAAAAGGACTGTGTGACCGTCAAATGAGACTTCGGTAGGAGTTGGGTACACTTTAACGCTTTTATAGTCCCCTAGAAGCAAATCTGGGGAATTTATAGATGTAAGATTTTTGA